CAAGGCAAATCGTATTGATTTGATAGCTGATGGTTCTAAGAGAGATTACATTGAAACTAACTGGAACGTTGGTGATACAGTTCAGGTCACTGGCAGAATTAACGTGACCAAGAAAATCGTCACTTGGACAGAAGAGCAGGGATTTGGAGAACCAATCACTCGTTCAAGAACAGAGTCAAGAAAAGAACTTCTTATCACAGGCGGTTCACCTTGTGGTCTTGAAGAGTCTCTTTCATATGATGCAGATTCAGTTAAGCAGGTACTTAGCGAACGTTCTGCTCGTAATGAAGAGCTTATTGCAAAGAGTAAGACTTCAAGTAAGCCTCAGAGCAAATCAGTCAAAAGAGACTTAGGATTTTAATTAATCCTAAGTTTTACTTTTAGATTTTTTGTTTTTAGGAGGATTATTAAATGATAGATTTACTTAATTTAGAGCCACAGAAAATTAGTAGAGATTTAAGAGGGAAGTTTTCTCTTATTTATGGACAGCCTGGGTTAATATAATAGCTCCCTTATATAGTAATATATATTGAATAACGTGGTTAATTGCTGGAAAGCCTAAGTTAATTATTGGTAATTAATATGGTAATCAGCAGCCAAGCCGCTAAGCGGAAGGTTCAACGACTATTCCATTAGGAAGTAAAAATATTAATTATTTTGAAATATTACGCTTCATTAATAGAATGAAGAAGATATAGTCTACTCCGAACAAATATTCTGAAAAGAACGGTAGAAAGGGTGGAAAAACAACATTCGCATCGAAGTTCGACAAAGCACTTATATGCGGATTCGAGCAAGGTACAAACGCCTTAAATAATATCTATGTCCAGCCAGTTAAAACATGGCAGGATTGGCGACAGATGGCTTCTCAGTTAATTAAAAAGCCAGAATTGCAGGAAAAATTCAACGTATTAGTTATTGATACTGTTGATGAAGCTTTTAAGCTTTGTGAGAAATGGACTTGTTCTCAGGCAGGAGTTGAGCAAGTACGAGACGTGGCAGCATTCGGCGGCGGCTATAAGATACTTGATGATAACTTCATAACTCCTTTTAGAGATTTAACTTATGCTGGTTATGGTATAGTATTTATTTCTCATGAAACAGAAAAAACCTACACTGATGATAAAGGTCAGGAATACTCAAAAATAATTCCTGCTCTTCCGAATCGACCATTTAATTTAATTAATAAAATGGTTGATATAATTGGTTATATAAGAGAAATCTCAACTGAAATTGGAGATAAGATTGAAAGAAAACGTTATATGTTCTTTAGGGGAGATGAGCGTTTCCTTTGTAAATCTCGTTTTAAATATATAGCACCAAAAATTGAATTGGATTATGATGCTTTTGTTAATGCTATTCATGACGCAATTGATGAAGAAGTTGCTCATAGCGGCGGTGAAAGTTCAGAAGATAAAAATCCATATTTAGTTCAGGATTTTGACGAATTAATGACAGAAGCAAAAGAATTATGGAATAAAGCTGTTGTAAATGAAAAGATAGAGGAGGCTCAGAGAATTTTAGCAGAAGTTTTTGGAAAACCAACAAAGTTTTCAGAAATTAAGCCAGAAGATATTGACAAGCTAAAAGAAACTCTTATCTTGATAAAGGAATTATTCTAATTAAGGAGATAGGAGCAATCCTATCTCTTTTTTTATTTAAGGAGGGAATTAAAATAGAAACTTACGAAAATGCTGAGAATTATGTAATAGATACTTGTGTACTTTTAGAATATCCACAAATAGTTGAGAAGACAGATAATAAATTAATAATTGCAACAAGCGTATTAAGGGAATTAGATGGACTTAAAAAGAATATTAATCCTGAGACGGCGGCGGCCGCAAGAAAAGCAGCAGTTTATATTTCAAATAATTTGGATAATTTAACTTGGTTCTATGAATGTGAGAATGAAGATTGGCAGAAAATTCCAGTTGATGACCAGCTACTTAAAATAACAGAAAAAGTTAATGGGATTTTACTTACTAACGATGTTTATTTAAAAGTTAAAGCTATTATTCATGGAATTAGTACTAAAGGATATAGTATTAAGGAAAATTATACTGGAATTGAATACTTAATTCTGGAATTTGATGAGAATGGTTATAATGAAATGTTGGATAATATTCTTCAAATAGGAGAAAAGCCTGAGGATATAGAACTGTTTGAAAATCAATATTTAATTGTTAAAAATAAGAATTCTGTTATTAAGGATAAATATGGAATTGAAGATTATGAAGTAATGGCAACTTTCGTCTATCGAAATAAGAAACTTCATTATGTTGATAATCTTAAAATCAAGAATCAATGGATTAATTGTATTGTTCCAAGAAATACGGAACAGATGTGTTTATTTGAAGCTTTAAATAATAAAGAAATTTCAATTATCTGTGCTGGCGGCAAGCAAGGACGAGGAAAGTCCTTTATCCTAAACAATTATGCCCTCCAAGAATTAGAAAAAGAAAATATCCAGAAAATAGTCTACGTACCTAACAACTCTTATACAGAAGACTCTATGGATATAGGTGCTCTGCCTGGAGAAGCTTTAGATAAATTAGCTCCAATGTTTGGAACACTAACAGATTTAATTGGAATTGATTATGTCTCAAAATTAATTCAAGATGAAAAATTAGAAATATGTCCAATAGGATATATGAGAGGAAGAAGTTTTAATAATAGTATTATTATTGTAAATGAAGCTCAAAATTTAACAGAATCCCATATTAAGCTTTTAATAGCAAGATGCGGTGAAGGAACTCGTATATTCTTTGATGGAAGCCTCTATCAAATTGATAAGAAAACTTTTAAGAATAAAAATGGTTTGAAATCTCTTTTTAAACTAAGACTTTCAAAATTATATTCAAAAATCTTCGCTGCTGTTAATCTTGTTAAAACTGAACGCAGTTTTACTGCACAGGCGGCCGAGTGGTTAGAAGATTCTGAAATTCTTTAAATAGAGAGGCATAGCAATATGCCTCCCTTATAAATATTTGACTTTTTTCACAAATTATGATATAATTATTATAGTAAATGAGAAAGGGTGATAAAATTATGAAGATAAATGAAGAAAAGATTCAAGAAATGATTAAACTTTATAATGAACTTGGTAGTAAGGCTAAAGTAGCTAAAGAAATGGGTATCTCAGCGCAAACGGTGTCCAAGTATTTGGCTCTATCAAATATCGACTCGCCGCGAAGCAAAGTAAGAATTGATGAAGAGACAATTAAATTGATTAATGAAAAGTTTAAAGAATATGAGGAAATAACAATGGTTGCAAAGGAACTTGGCTGTGCGACATCAACAGTAAAAAAGCATCTTAACGAAGAAAGTTTAGAAATTTTGTCAAAACAAGGCGATGATAAAGAAGCTCTATATTATTACATTTGCGACTTATTTGGTGAATGTTCAAAAGAACAACCAGTAAGTTCTTGGAATTTAGTTCAAATGAACCGTTTTAAAAAGCAAGGAATGCCATATAGAGGACAATTATTAGCCTTAAAATATTTTTTTGAAGTTAAGAAAAGCCCAATTGAAAAAGCTAACGGCTCAATCGGAATAATCCCATATATTTGGGATAAATCTAAACAGTATTATCAGAAAGAAGCAAAAAGAAAGGACGAAATTGATGCTGCGATTCAGAAGCAATTAGAGAAAGGCAGACTTACTATTAGATATAATCCAAGCGGCAAGAGAAGTAATAAAAAGAAAAAGCTAATCAATTTAAATGAGATAGGAGAGTGAGAATTTGATTAAAACTGATAGAAAAATAATAGTTCAAATTCTTGGCTGTCTAATGAAAAGACCACAAATCTTAAGCGATATTGATAAGTATCAATTAGAAGTTAGCGATTTTACAAATCAATTAGATAAATTTATCTTCTCTGCAATTTATAACCTATATCAAGGCGGTGCAGAAAGCATACACACAATTGATATAGATATGTACCTACAATCAAACTCTTTAGCCAAAGATATCATGCAAAAAGAAAATGGAATTGGTTTTTTGCAGGATTGTGAAGCTTATTGCGAAATTGAAAATTTTAATTATTACTACTCAAAACTAAAGAAAATTAATTTATTAAGAGATTTGCAAAAAGCTGGAAGAGATATTAGTGAATTCTATTCTGAAAATCCACTGGATGCTAATTATAATAAAATTAATGAGAAATTTGAAGTAATGACCACAGAAGATATAATTAATTCTTTAAAAGGAGAAATAGCAACTTTTGAAAATAAATATGTTTTAAATAGCGTAATTGAAGAAAGTAATGCTTATGATGGTGTTAAAGATTTAATTGAAGAATTAAAAACGATTCCAGAAGTTGGATGCCCTTTACAAGGTGATATTTTTAATACAATTATTAGGGGCGGCCGCAAAGGGAAAATGTATTTGAGGTCAGCGGGCACATCGGTTGGTAAAGCAATTCCAAACTCAACAGTTATTCCAACTCCAAATGGTTGGAGAAGAGTTGATGAAATTAAAGTAGGAGATTATTTATTTGATAGAATGGGTAAACCAACAATGGTACTTGCAGTTTATCCACAGATAGAAAAAAAAGAAACTTATAAAGTTTATCTTAAAAGTGGAAAAATTGTAGAATGTTGTGAAGAGCATTTATGGAGTTATTATAAAATTCCACAAGGAAAGAAATTATATACTTCTAGTTTAAAAGAAATATTACAAGAAACAAATGAGAAAGGATTTTTAAATAATCATAAATATAGTTATCGAATTCCTGTAATTAAACCTGTTGAATTAGAAGAAAAACAGTATTCTATTCCACCTTATATTTTTGGTTTAATTTTGGGCGATGGAAGTTTTAGATATAGCAGTAATAAAAGCTTTATGTTTGCGTCAGAAGATGAATATTTACCTACTATAATAGCAAAAGAAATGAAATATCAAGTAAAAAGACATAAAACAAATAAGTACTGTTGGTTTTTTGAGCATTTAGAACCTTGTGAACATCAAAATGTTTGGGTAGAAGACATATTAAAAAATTATCCATGTTTATGGAATAAAAATAGCCATAATAAATTTATTCCTGATGAATATCTATTTGGCTCTATAGAACAAAGATTGGATTTATTAAGAGGATTATTAGATACTGATGGTGGCTTTACTTCAAGCAATGGACGAGTAAGCTATACAACGGTTAGTGATTCCTTAAGAGATAATTTTATTAGTTTAGTATCTTCTCTGGGAATATTAACTCATTTATATGTAGAAGAGAAAAAGGACGGCCGCAAAGCTTATCATATTGATTTAATTGTAGATAATGAGAAAAAGCCTGCATTATTTAAATTACCAAGAAAAAGACTTGCCGCGGAAGAGTACTTAAAAACTCATAAAGGAATACAAAGAGGAGATAGGGAAACAGACCCAATTATAAAAATTGAGGCAACCGGTGATTATACAGATATGACTTGTTTTTATGTCGATAATGAAGAACATCTTTTTGCATATGATACAACGTGGTGTATCACGCATAACACCCGTTCAATGGTCGGTGATGCCTGCAACATTGCCTATCCAATTCGTTATGAGCCAAAAGTTGGAAGATGGGTCGCAACAGGTCATTCAGAAAAAATTCTATACGTAATGACAGAACAAGACCCAGCAGAAATTCAAACGATGATTTTAGCCTATCTAACGGGCTATAATGAAGAAATGTTTCTCTATGGAACTTACACAGAAGAACATATGGGACGAATTAATAAAGCTATCCGTATAATGGAAACTTATAAAGATAATATGTTGTTTGCAAGAGTTCCAGACCCCTGTGCCTCAGTTATTAAAAATTTATTTAGAAAATATAGTTTTCAATATGGGGTTGAAAATTTTTTCTACGATTATATTTTCTCATCTCCAGCAATGCTTAATGAGTATAGAGATTTAAAATTGCCAGAACACGTTTGTTTACGTTTGTTTACAACAACGTTAAAGAATTTAGCAGTTGAATTAAATGCTTTTATTTTAACAAGTACTCAGATTAGCGGTGATGATGACGAAAATGGCGGATTTAGAGATTATAAAAGAATTCGAGGTTCACGTTCTATATCAGACCTTGTCGATTGCGGATGTATAATGTCAAGACCATCAAATGAAGAACTAAAAGAAATAGCAAATTTCCAAAAACGTTATAACTTCACTCCAAATTGTATAACTGATGTCTTTAAAAATAGACGCGGCCGCTGGAATATGGTGAGAATTTGGTCGAGAAAAGATTTGGGAACTTGTAGGACTTATGACTTATTTATCACAACAGCAGACAATAAACCAATTGAAGACTTCCAAATCGTTGATTTTGAATCAATAGATACGAAAAAGATAAGAGAATTAGAAGCTATTTACAATGATGGTGAAATTATTGCTGCCCCAGATTTTGATGAGAGTTTGACTATGGTTTCAGAAGAGCCGCCAGAAAGCTTATTAGAGTCAGTGGAGAAAGCATTTGGTGATGATGAAGATAATAAGAAACGATTACAAGATGTTGAGATAGGAGATTTATTATGATAGATTTAAAAGAATTAGAGCAAAGTCTTGATGATGAAAGAATTATCGAGTTGGTTATGGAGTTAGGTTCAGATGAATATAAAGATACTCCAAATGCAATTATTTTTAAAACAATCTGTCATAAT